AGAACTGGCCCAGGTAAACAACACCCGCAGACTGTGGCTAACTCAGCTAACCTTCGGGAGAGGGTTCCACCCTTCGCTATTAAGTACGCTAAAGCCTGCGAAGGTAGGACCCGATTTGCTAACGGGCCCAGAGCTGGCAAGACCCGACTGTTTGAGTGTAAACTCTAAGACCGCTAAGGGGCAGCTTAAGGACGCGGCGGCCTATTTGCTGACCAAGAGAGACGACCTTTTCCCCGAGACCTGGAGCTTTGCCCAAAAGCGTAAAATTGGCAGCTTAAAAGGCATCGAGCGACTAGAGGCTGCTAAGGCCTTAATCGACGTTGAGATAAATAGATTAATTGACATACAGAACCAAACTAAGGAGGACTAAGAAATGGCTAAAACTAAATATAAAGTAATCGCAGGGTACAAAATCGACGAAATCGCTAAGGAGCTCGTAAAAAGTATAGAGGCCAAAATTGCCAAGCTTGAGACACAGGCTACCGAGGCAGCCGAGGCGGTTTTTATCGCTAAGCTACCGGAGGACGTGGTGGAGTTCTGGAAAAAGTACCCGGACCTAGTACGCACTACCTACCAGTTTGATTTCCAAATTGACGGGAAAAAGGGCTGGGGCTACAGAAGCTACGTGTCTATGAAAATCCCGGACTATAAATTCCAGCCTACTCTTACCCTGGCAGATAATCCGAAGCTAGCTGCCAAGCTTACTAAGTTGGTGAAGAAGCGTAAAGCCCTAGACTTTGAGGCTGCGCAAACTACCAACCAGATCAAGTGCACGCTCTCGAAGCTTCGCACCTATGGCGAAATCGAGGCTAACTTCCCGGAGGCTTACAAAGTTCTTATTGAGAAAATCGACAAGGATATCCCGGAGCCAAAGCCTGAGACAAACCTGTGTGACGACGTGGAGAAACTACGCGCTAAGTTAAACAAGTCTAAAAAATAGATCTATGAGCTTATTCTGGATTATAGTTACAATAGCAGCAATAGCCCTCTCCACTGCGGGGGCGCTGCTTGCCCTTGGCGAGTTAGTTGTCAAGAAGTGGGCAAAAGGAAAAGGGTATCCTAAGAGACCTTTCCAACATATCGCGCAAATGAGAAGAGAGCGTAAAGCTCGCGAGGCGCAAGTATTAAAACGTAAAACAAACAGAGCATGCAGACTAAAAGCATAGACGAACGCATCCAAGAGGAGGCGGCCAAATTAGGAATTAAGAGGCCCCGCATAGTTAGCGACGTGACCGTCCCAATTCCTCACGACCTGGAGCCCTCCAAAAAACAGGCGGGCAAGTATAGAGCGCCCTTGGTACGTAAAGCGCCAAAGGTCCACGGGAACGAGCCCTGTACCTGTGGGAGTTCTCGCAAGGCTAAGAAATGCTGTTATAAACCTTATACGAAATAGACATGAGCGTAATTAAAATATTCTACGATTTAGAGACCACAGGCCTAGACTACCATAAGGCAGGTATCCACCAGATAAGCGGAGCCGTTGAGGTGGACGGGGAAATAGTTAGAGAGTTTAACTGGAAGTGTAAGCCGTTCAGCGGTGCCAAAATTTCCCCCGACGCTTTGCTTAAGTGCAACGTGACCGAGGAGCAAATTAAGGCCTACGAGCTGACCGAGGCAAAGGTCCACAAGAAACTTAAGGCGATGCTGTCCCGCTACATTAATCAGTACGACCGTAAGATTAAGGGCTTTTTATGTGGGTATAATAATGCCAGCTTTGACGACGATTTTCTCCGTGAGCTATTCGAGCGACAAGGCGACCCATATTTCGGGGCTTGGTTCTGGGCCGACGCCTTAGACGTTCGCGTCCTAGCAGCCCAATACCTACAGGACCGCCGGGCAGGTATGCCAAACTTCCAACTTAAGACCGTAGCCGCTGAGCTCGGTATCGATGTAGAGGCGGAGAGGCTGCACGACGCGGAGTACGACATAGAGCTTACTCGCGAAGTTTATAGAATTGTAACCGGATTAGAATACGAACTCTAAAAGACACCTCATGCCAAAAATAGAAGTTTACCCAACGCCAAGAAATCGCCAGAGCGCGACCTTTTTACCTCCCCACCCGAAAGCGGGCCAAGTGTTTATGTGCTTGGGCGGAGTAGTGGAGCCCAACTGGGGCCTATTTTTTAAACAGCCCGCTACAGGCGAGACGCTCGTAGAGTGCGACCCCGGGGCTATAGTCTGGATAAGTAAATAGGATATGAGAGAAAGACACCTAAGGGACCGCATAGAGCAGAACCTACAAACTATCAAAGACCTGGAGGGCTCCGACAAGGACCCCCAGGCTATTAAACACGAAGTCAAACTTTGCCGCCAGACAATCGAGAAGCTGGAGGCTGAAATAGAACTACTAAAAAATATTTGAATTAATTTGCAAATTAATTTTGTACTTTAAATAAAAGCATTACTTTAGCAGAGCGATACGGCACCTAAGCCCTTCGCTCTAAAACCCTAAAAAGTTATGAATACTTGGACGTATAAAAGCGCTACCGAAAAAAGTACAGGCTACGAGGCTGATATCTTGGACTTGTCCCTGTGGGATCGGGAGAGCTTTCTAGCCGAAAGCCCGGAGAGCCAGGCCGAGATAGTAGACTCTATCTTCGAAGTTTACCGAGGCCGGAATATTTTCCCCATAACCTACTTTAACCACGCCGGAGCACTTCGAGAGGTGCGCAAGTGCATAGAGCGCCCGGTTAGCTTTTCCGGCGAGGTACTTAACCCCAGCCTCAACCAAGGCGGGGCACTGTGTAGGTTCCTCTTTCCGAACCTTGCAAGAGTAGACTGCAAGGGCGTAGAGAATAACTCCCCCTACGATAAGTTTATGGACGACCACAAGCTTAAGAGGGCGGTAGACTTCTGTCTTAGATATAAAAACTCGACAGCCCCGGCGATGCCTTCGGGCATAAAAGACGGCTTAGAAATGTTGGGCGGGAACGTCGCTACTAATTTCAAGCCTATGAATGCTAAGGCTCTTTTCGAAAAATACTGCCCTGAGGGCGGAACTATTTACGACTTCGCGGCAGGCTTCGGCGGGCGTATGCTCGGGGCGCTAAGCAGCAAACAGGATTTTAAGTATGTAGCTGTAGAGCCTTGTTCCGACACGTTCGAGAATTTGCACAAACTAGGGGCCCTTATAGAAGAGGAGACAGGCCGGGATAATATTTTCGAAGTGCATAAGCTAGGGAGCGAGGACTTTAGGCCCGAACAAGGGGGCTGGGCCTCCTTCTCATTCAGTAGCCCTCCTTATTTTTCTCTAGAGGGCTACAGTTCAGAAGAGACGCAATGCTATATAAAATTCCCTACCCTCTCCGAGTGGTTCGAGGGGTACGTCAGACCAACGATAAAAAACATATACCACGCCCTAGAGGATGGGGCGCACTACGCGGTAAACATAGCCGATTTTAATATGGGCTCTACTCGGGTGGAGTTCGTGGACCGTTGGCGCGAGATAAGCGAGGAGGAGGGCTTCGAGTTCGTGGAGCTTATAAGCATGAAGCTACAGGCTCGAAGGGGCGCAGGCCACGACGTGATCAATAAAAAAGCAAAACAGGAGGGTATCCTTGTGTTTAATAAAAACGAAATGCTAAAATAAAACGATATGGAAGCAAGAAAGCAAGACGACAGTTACCGACCTAAGGAGGAGGCTATTATTAGCCGCGTTGGTCAATTCGGAATAATAGGTCCTGGTTACCGCGAGGACTTAGTGGGTACAAGGGTCGAATGTATTGGTGGAGGTGAGCTAGCCCAGGACAGAGGCTTAACGTTCTGGGACGACGAGAACATGGAGACGTACCAAATGTTTAACGCGGGTGACATTATAACGTGGGAGGCTAGAGCATGAGCGGATTAGGTAGTGTTAGCAATAGGGCATTGATAGACTATATTGAAAACGAGGCAGAGATCGCAATGCCGATAGCTGAACTAATGCACGAAGACGGCAGGCACTTGTCGAAGAAAGAATACGGCAAAGTGCTTCTTAAATACCTAGTAAAAGAATTACGAGAGCGTTACTGCTAATGGACAAGGCTATGTGCATACTGAGGAACGAAGTTGCATATAGGTAATGTTACCTGCTTTGTTTTATTTTTAGGGAGGGTTTTTTATTATTTAATAAATAAGTATTATAATTTATTTGCGCGTATAATAAATATGTATTATATTAGCAATGTATTTAAAACTTATTGACATGACAAACATATTTGAAATAAAAAACGGTTTTTACAATATTTGTATCGACTCTAAACTTGGGAAATATCAAAAATTTTTTCTTTTATTCGATAAACGATATCCAGAAGATGATGGAATATTGATTGAAGTTGAGAAATTTAATGAGTGGAAAAATAAAAAAATACCATATTATTTTGGTTTCCCGTATGCTGGACAAAAAGATAGTGGATGCAATACCCCTAGAGAAAGGTGTGAATACATAGACTGGGTTCATTTCACTTCTCATGAATATCAAAATAACTTTTTAACTAATTAGTATGATGGATAAAATTAAACAAGCTGCCGTTCATACATTCGGCAGTTTTCGCAAGTACGCAATCCATTTTGAAACTTACCCACGTAATTTTGAATTGAGAATTTCAAGCCATATTGAGAAATTGCAAAAGTGGCTAAATCCACTTGGTTATGAAATCGTTTTGAAAAAACGAAAGTGCGGAGGTAAAAAATAAAATATTGCAGGTAATGGCCCGTGTATGGTGTCGGATTTTGAGGAACGAAAAATATGCACTATACGTTTTGTTAAGTGCTTTTATTAATAATTTAAACAAATAATACGATGAGTAAGATAATAGATTCAATAGAAAAAGGTTACGGAGACGATAGTATTTATTTTAAAGTAGGCAATAGTGGAGTAACTAAGATAGAAGAAGGCTTGAAGCCTGTTGAGTTTGACGGAAATGGCATAACGAAAGAACTTCTTATATATAATGTATTTGTCGGAGATAAAATAGTATCAGAAATAGAGTCGAATAGTGGATTGTGCGTTTCGTTTTAATTGCACTTAACGGACAAGAATATGGTTTTGTAAGCCTGATATAAATTTACAAACTAATACAAACCTTATGCTTATAAACTATATTTAGTGTTATGCATCTTCAAAAATTACTAAGATGAAAATAATTAAAGTGGGAAATGTTGAAGTAAAAACTAAAGACAAAGTGTGTGGGAAATGCAATAGTGAATTGCAGTATGAACCAAAAGACGTACAAAGCGACAGAGATGGTAGGTGCATAATTTGCCCTGTGTGTGGGCAGTTTATAGCGGTACAGTAATTTTTATTGTGCCTAACGGTTTGAATATGTGGCGGCTTGTGTTGCGCCTGCGGCAAGCTGACATATATTTGTTGTTACCAACTGGCGGTTTATGCAGGCGTTAATTAAATGAACGGAAGTAATAATAAATAATTTTTAGGGAGGGATTTTATGGAATTAAATAGCGTGTACAACGAATCGAACTTAGATACAATGGGTAAGATGCCTGACAACTTTATAGACTTAGTTGTTACAAGCCCGCCATACGGTAAGCTCAGAAAATACAATGGTTTTGCCTTCGATTTTTATGCGTATGCAAAAGAAGCGTACAGAACAATGAAAGATGGCGGTGTATTAGTTTGGGTGTGCCAAGACCAGTGTATCAATGGCGGTGAAAGTATGGTAAGTTTTGAACAAGCTTTATATTTCAAAGAAGTTGGATTTAGACTTTACGACACTATGATTTGGAAGAAACCAAGTCCGCAAGCACCAACAGAGGGCAGATATTATGACGTATTTGAGTATATGTTTGTGTTTAGTAAAGGTAGACCAAAAACGCTAAACCTGCTCGCTGACAGAAAAAACAAAAGTGCTGGAAGTGTATCTAAAAAGGAAACAAGAAGCTGTAGAGAGGATAGGAAATATAAAGATGAAACCCGAACAGTAAAAGAATTTGGCAGAAGATTTAATGTTTGGGAAATTAGTAGGGGTAAAAACAAGACAGCACACCCTGCTGTTTTTCCTGAACAATTGGCAAATGACCACATATTAAGTTGGAGCAACAAAGGTGATATTGTCTACGACCCATTTGCAGGAAGTGGCACTACTGCTAAAATGAGCATCGTAAACGGTAGGAATTGGATAGCATCGGAGATGAGCTTTGAGTATTGTGAAATAATAAAAGAACGCATAAACTCTATCCAAATGGCTTTATAAAAGCCAAAGCGGGCGGGCAGAAATTATTTATTATGGTAAATTTAGCACTGACCTTGATTAAACGAGCAAATGCCCTTCCGCTTGTTGGTAACGCACTAAACTAAGTTTTAGTAGCGTAGAATTGAATTATCAAATTAGCATTAACTACAATAGCTATTAAATTTAGTTGTTGTTATAAAACTTTTAAATATTTAAAAATGGAAAATGAAATTAAAGATATAGAATTAGCACAAACAATATTGAAAGTGTGTAAAAAACACCAAGAAGAGCGAGTTAGTGGACAATGGTATATAACACAAACGGGATTAAATAAAGTCGCTAAACTTATTGGCGGCACTTACGAAGCGTTGACCAAGAAACAAAGGGCTGAATTTAGAAATGATTGTGTTTGTGCGGCGCATGAAAACAGATATGCAGTTATGACATGGTGGCATTATATAAATATTTAATTGTTTATAACGGTTTGGCTATGTGCCGTTGTGAGGCACGAGCAATGGACCTATAGCCTGTGTTACCCACAGTACGGATTATTAACTAAAAATATAAATAGAATGAAAGCAAGGACAGGAGCATGGAGGCTGAAAAACAAGGAACTAAACGAGGCTATCAGAGCCTTGGAAATTAAGATTACCCAGGCGCCGCTAGGCCCTGAGGGTATTAACTCCCTAAAGTTGGCCCTGGAGCAGGAGGAGCCCATATCCCCCGAGGCCTCGACTCTGAGGGTAGATATAAAATTTAAGGAGTACGACCTAGAAACCGCTAAGGGCCACCTGGAACGCCTAAAGGCTGAGAAGCAAGCCCACGCGGAGCTCCTTAACTCTCCTACAGAGTCGCCGGAGGCTAAGAGGGTACGTCTGTTTAATGAAATGGCGGAGCTTGAAGCCCAAAAGCGCGAGCTGAGGGACCAGCTAAAGGGACTAACCAAGCAGATTAATAATAAGGTAAGGCAAATTAACCGATTAGATAAGGAGGACTAAATTATGGGGAAAGTAGGAACCAATTTAAAGGAGGTGCTTATAGAGGCACTGCTAAAAGATAACGAGGTATCAATCCGAGAGCAAGAGCTGGAGAAGGTACTCCGCCGAGTTAGGTCCGCCGTGCGAAGCGTGGACGCGTATAAGCACTCGAGCAATACCGAGGAGTTAGAAAAGGCCATAGCTCGAAGATACGAGGCGAAAGCCCGTAGAAACGTTCTGGAGGACGAGCTATCCAGGCTTAGGCCTATGCTGGCACTCCGAAAAAATAAATTAAAAGAAAAGCACCGTTTTGACTACGATAAACTAATAAATAAGGAGGGCTAAATTATGGCAAGATCAAAGACTAAAGCATGGCACGAAATAAACCAGAAGCTACGTGCCAAGGTTAACGAACAGGAGGTACTCCTCACACAAACCAAGAGGGAAAAAGGAGCGGCAGAGCACCACCTGGGGACCTACGAAGTGAAGGAAAACCCAACGGCGGCAAGAGCCTACCAAGACATTGCGGACGCTTGCTCCTCCAGGATAAGAACTATAAAGGTAGACCTAGAGGAGGCCAAAAAGAACAGGCTAGCCCATAGGTCCTGGTTAGATCTGGAAGGGTTGACCCCCGACGAACGCATAGAGGGGCACCAGAAGGATATCGAGGCCTTAAAGGCCGGTAAGGACGAGGCGCGAGCGGTGGCCAAACAGAAAACAAGCAAATTAGAGGAGGATATTAAGAGCGTAGCGGACGAATTAGCCTGGAAGCTTACTAATATTAATTCTAAATTAGCTAATAAAAGGACTGTAATATCTCGAATAAAGCGGTTCAAAAATAAGAGCTAGGAGCTACAGCTAAGCTACAGCTCCAAAAAGGAGTCTATGTCTATACGCCACTTTTCAATATTTGGTTTATGGATATAGTCTCCTTTTTTGAGCTAGAAAAAGCTACAGCTGAGCTACAGCTCAAAAAAGGCCAAAAAGAGCAACAAAGAATAAACAATAAGTATACAATGCAGCCCTTTAAAATCAGTACTTTAGCTTTTAAAATATACAGAAACAAAGAAAAGCTAAAAAACCTTATATAATAGAATATAGATAATAGTCTATATATAGTATAGTAGAATAATATTTATAGGATATTATCTATTTTAGTTTAATAGAGTTTTTCGGCCACTTTCTTTGTTTCTTTGTTTATTTGGTGCTAAGTTGTTGATTATGAGTGGTACTTAGGTAAACAAGCTTTGTATATCTTTGTATACTTTGTTTATTTGCCTTTTTGGGCTGCTTGGCTTGCTTGGTCCGATAATTCTGTTTAATTTTGTTGCATAATCAAACTATTTATATTATGGCTAAGAATAAAAACAACATAGACCCACTAGTAGAGTGCGACAATTGGCTTGATGCTGAGGAGACTACAGAAGAAACCTACGCCAATAAGCTGCGAAAGGCTACAGTAGGGAGGCCCCGAAAGCTAGAAAGTCCTGAGGCTCTTTGGGGGTTCTTCTGCGACTACGTAGAGGAGGAAACAAATAACCCGTTTTACAAGCAGGAGGCCATTAAGTCCGGGGAGCGAGCAGGGCAGCTCATAGCTATACCCACTTTTAAACCCCTAACATGGCAAGGGTTCTCTAGTTATCTGTTTATCAACAAGATAATAGCTAGGATAGACGACTACAAAGCGAATACTAATAATTCTTACACAGAATTTTCGAGCATCATCACGTGTATAGGTGAGGCTATGTACGCCCAGAAGCTATCAGGAGCCGCTACAGGCGCCTTTAACCCCAACATCATAGCTAGAGAGCTAGGGCTAGCAGAAAAGACCGTACAGGACGTTACAACGCGTGACGAAACTCAGATAGACTACTCGAAACTTTCACCCGAGGCACTGGAGGAGATAGCCAGCCAGCTAAACCAAAAAGCTGAAAAATGAAACTAAACTTAAACCCTAACAAAGCTCTTGCGGAATTATGCCGCAGGAGCTTTTATCGATTTGTGCAAGAGTTCTGGGACGTGATCATACAAGAGCCCCCAGTGTTCAACTGGCACATAGAATACTTGTGCGACGAACTACAGTACCTAAATAGCTTTGTAGTGCTGCGAGAGCCTAAGCCTTATGATTTGGCTATAAATGTCCCCCCAGGGTCTACTAAGTCGACTATCGTGTCTCAGATGTATAACGCTTGGGTCTGGACAATAGACCCGACGCAGCGCTTTATCTCTTCTAGTTACTCTATGAACTTGGCAGTGTCCCACTCAGTTAAGACGAGGGACATAATCCTTAGTGATAAGTACCAGGAGCTCTTCCCGGAGGTCCAGCTTAAGGCTGACCAATCGGGAAAGATGAATTTCTCCAATACAGCAGGAGGGCAAAGGTTCACCACTTCGACGGGCGGAACGGTTACAGGTATGCACGCCCACCAGATTCTAGACGACGACCCGAGTAACCCACAGCTGGCACAGAGTAAGAAAGAGCGAGAGAATACGAACGCCTTTTGTGGCCAGACGCTCTCCTCTCGTAAAGTAGACAAGGCAGTCACTCCGACTATCCGAGTCATGCAGCGACTACATGAGGAGGACCCTACGGGTATGATGTTGCAAAAGAAGAAAGCCAAGCTTAAGCACATATGTCTACCAGCTGAGCTCTCGGACCTAGTGAGCCCTCCAGAGTTGAGGGATAGATATACCGACGGGCTGATGGACCCTATAAGACTTAACCCTGAGGTCCTGGCAGAAGCTAAGGCCGACCTGGGGAGTTATGGCTACGCGGGGCAGTTCGACCAGAACCCGGCACCAGCTGAGGGGGGTATCCTAAAACGTGAGTGGTTCGAGATCATAGACTGGACGCCTGAGTTAGCGATGCTATCCTGGAACTTTACAGCCGATACAGCCTACACGAAGGACGACACGAACGACCCGAGCGGGTACCTAGCCTATGCTAAATTTCAAAATGATTTTATTATCAGAGGGGCCCAGCTTGACTATGTAGAATTTCCGGAGTTATGTAAGACTTTGCCAGGCTTTGCCTATGCCAACGGATACACTAGGCAGTCTATGATCGAGGTAGAGCCTAAGGCGTCGGGGAAGTCATTAGTGCAAACGCTAAAGAGGAACACCCAGCTAAACATCAAAGAGGGCAAACCCCCGGCAAAGGACAAGATAGCCAGAGCCAACGACTCCAGCCCGACCATAGAGTCCGGCAGAGTTAAGCTTATTAGGGGGCCATGGAACAAAGAGTTTATAGATCAGGTCTGCACCTTCCCCAATGCAGCGCACGACGAATATGTAGACTGTTTGACTATGATGGTGGGGGACACTAGAGAGAAGCGTAAAGGAGTCAAGCGTAGGAACTAATTAAATTTAATTTGCATTTATTTGCATATTTATTTTGTAGTCTATAAAATTGTAGTACCTTAGCAGAGCGATACGGCACTAAAGCCTCCGCCTTAAAATTCTATATGTTATGAGAGATATTCTCCCAAAGTTAAACCTAGCTTGCGCAAAAGACAAACTTAGACCAGCAATGAACCACGTTTATATCAACGGCGAGGAGACGGTAGCCAGCGACACGCATATCCTAGTCGTACATAAAACGGCGGACCTATTCGGCGACGTAGCCAACGACCTGCCAGCTAATTGTCTTATCCCTGCTGAGGACTGGGCAGAGTTAACGTCTAAGTTTGAAAGACTAGAGGTGTCAGGCGACTACCTGATGGTACACCGTAAGAAAGGGGCCCCTAGAGCCGCTAGACTAGTCAAGCCTGAGGACGTAGGGCAGTATCCTAACTACCGCGCAGTAATGCCTCTCGAATCTAAAAAGGGACCTGTGGAGCAGATAGGTTTAAATCCTGACTGCATAGCTAGACTATTCGCGGCAATGACAGCCGACAAAAACACAGCGTTATCCTTTACTTTCATATCTGAGAGCCATGGCGTGCTCGCTAAGGTGAACTATCCTAAAGAGTATGGCACGCGCTACGAAGTCGAGGGCGTAATTATGCCCATGCTGATAAGGTAAGCACAAACCAATAAACCTATTAAGGCCCTACGAGAGTGGGGCCTTTTTTCGTACCTATGCGATAATTAAATATTTTTTGTATATTTGCAAAGAGAGTAATATTACTATCCATTAAATTTTAGAACATTATGGGACTTTTAATCAATTGCCCACCAGCTGCCGAAATTGCGGACATTCCTATCGAGGCGTGTCCTGAGTCAGTAGGGCAAATTCAAAAGATCGTATTCCAGCGTATCGAATCGGTAGCCGGAACAAAGAACGAGCACGTTATCGGCACACTTGACCCAGCTACGAAAGCAGCCTGGACTCCTTTGTTAGCTGCTAGCGACGGGACTAAGGTAGTACAAACTCCTTACGTGCAAGCTCCAACCACTGAACCAGGCGCAGCGCGTACCTTTGGAGGTGGGAACGAAACTCTAGGAGGTATCGAGATCATTATCGGAACTGAGCCTACGGCTTTTACTGGTATGTTCAACCAGGTACCACAAAAGACTATCAAAGCTATCAAGAAGTACTACGGCGAGGCTGTAGGGGTTTACTTCGTTGATGAATTTGGTAGAATTATCGGTAAGTCTGACGACTCGGCAGCACCTACCAAGTTTATGCCTATTCCGATCATGGGGCTATTTGTTGGCGATAAGAACTTCGGAGGCCTTGAAGGGGTGGACCAAAACGCTATCAACTTCAAGATGCTACCTAATTGGTCGGACGACTTGCATATCGTAACGCCTACCGACTTCAACGCGCTTACTGACTTAGTAACGCCTTAAACCTTTTAGCTATGAGCACAAAGACAAAAGTAAGGCTTAGAGCCGTCGAGCTCGTAGTGGACAAACCGGGAGGCGCTGCACACACGCAGCGCTTTCCTTGGTTAACAGCCGAGCGTCTGCTATTAATGCCAAATAATGGAGGCTGGCGACTTCCCATCGATTCAGAACTAGAAATATCTCCCGAGCATGGCCTTAGAACTAGAACAAACGAAAGAGCTACTAAAAAGCCCAAAGCGGGCCGAGTTAGTAAAGCGAGCAATACTGCACGAAAATAGGCTAAAGTTTCACTCTGAGGCCCATATGGACCCGAAGGAGATACAGCAACCTACTACCGTGTTTTTGGATTGGGTCCAGAAGCTAATCCCTAAGGATAAGTTTAAGACCTTTGTTTCCTTGTTCCAATTCCCTACGCCTAACGTCCACCTATGCGACGCTATGTACAAGGAACTAGAGCGAGTATTCGACGGCCGTAACCCGAACTATACGTATCAGTTCTCTAACCCCGACCTACTGGCGGACTGGGAGAGCTACAGAGAGGACAACCTTAACGAGCCCACAGTCTGGAGGCGTAAAGGGTGGGAAGCGCTAAGAACTGCTACAAACTCGGTTTTAATCGTGGACATAGCAGAGCAGGAGGCTAGGGGGCTACCGGAGCCTTATTTCTATTTCCTAGGCATCGAGAACGTTATCGACTTTGGGTACAAGGGCGACGACCTGGAGTACCTTATCGCAAAGCAGCCCGATAACAAGGTCGCTGTATTTGACGACGAGAGCTACACAGTTTATCAGCTGAACGACAAAGGGGAAATTAGTGAGGAGCTGATTAACGCCCCGCACGACTTGGGCTACTGTCCTGCCCGATTCTTTTGGGATGAGCCACTAAACCAGAAAACCCCAGAGATTAAGAAAGCGCCCATATCTCCCTTTTTGGCGGTTATGGACTGGCTGCTATTCTTTTCTATCTCTAAGAAGCACCTAGACCTTTACGCGCCTTATCCTATCTACTCAGCTTATGAGTCGGACTGCGATTTTAGCAACGGAGAGACGGGCGAATATTGCGACGGGGGATACTTACGTAACCAGGACGACACCTACACGCTACTAGCTAGCGGGACTATTCAGGAGTGCCCTCTGTGTGCCTCTAAGAACTTGGCAGGCGTTGGATCATTTATTGAGAAGCCAATACCTAAAGACGGAGAGACGGACCTAGGCGCTGCTGTAACCATTACGACTATAGACAAGGACAGTCTGCAGTATAACGTCGACGAGGTGGCAAGGTTAAAAGCTGAGGTATTTACCGGAGTAGTGGGCCAAGGGGGCGACATTATGGCTAATAAGGCTCTTAACGAGTCACAGATCGCGGGAAACTTCGAGAGTAAGGTCTCAATCCTAAACAACCTTAAGAGCAACTTTGAGGCTTCTATGGCTTGGGTGGATGAGACAATCTGCCGCCTTAGATATGGCCAGGCCTTTATCGGGGCTAACATCTCACTAGGTACTGAGTTCTATATCTACTCTAAAGAGGAGCTATACGCGCAGTTCAAGCTAGCTAAAGAGAACGGAGCAAGCGAGGCAGAGCTAGACGCGATTAACTCGCAGATACTCTCCACTGAATATCGCAACAATCCGGCACAGCTACAACGTATGCAGATACTTAAGCAGCTGGAGCCATACCGCCATTATACCCTAGAGGAGCTACTCAAATTACATGAAAAGCAACTTTTAAATAATGATTTGCTACAAATTAAAATAAATTTTACTAGATTTGTAGAGCGATTCGAGCGAGAGAATACAAATTTGAGAGAGTTTGGCATCCTTTTAGACTTCGATAAAAAAATTAAAACTATTACAGATACTTTTAAAACTTACGCAAATGAGCAACGAGAACCTATCAGACCAGGACCTACTGGGGATTAGCGGCGTAGAGGCCGACCTAGAGCTTACCCTTAACGAACTTAAGGCGAAGTACCCGGACTTAAAAGCAAATAAGAAAGCCGCAGCTATTAAAGAGCTAGGGCTTGACGAACTGGCAGCTGAGAAAGAGCGGGCTAAGGATAAGGCCTTAAAAGCTGAGAAAGAGAGAGCTAAGCGATTAGCTGAGGACAAAGCAGCACACGAGGCAAACGTCAAACGTGCACAAGTCGAACAACGGGAGGACGAGGACTACCGCCCTAAGTTGGAGGAGGCGCACCTCTACCACGTTGAGCTAGAGAAGCCATACCATGACAGCCGCAGCGGTAAAAAGCTGAGCCCTCCCGCGTATATCCAAATGTTTACAGAGCGCGACTATGCCGATTTTTGCAAGCATGGCAAAGGACACGGCTACCAGCAACGCGTTATGTGGGACCCTACAAAATACGAGTAGGCAAACTCTTACCCACCTACAGGGCTAACTTGTAGGTGGCTTTTTTTTATAACTCACTCCCAATAATAATTTAAAGGGACAAAATTATTAGAACTATGTTGACCGAAGAAATTTTAAAAGCAGACGAAGCCCTAGCAGGCTTAGCACCTGAGCAATTGTCAGCAATTGCCACATTATCCAAAAACGACGAAGAGACCGTAATCGGCTCTAAAGTTGGAGAGATTCACGGCGGGTATGATACCGACGTCTTGAACGTTACAGGCATCGCTAAGAACCAAGGCGAGAAGTCATACGACTACGTTAAGCGCGTACTTGGTGACTACAAAGGCAAAGTAGAAGCCGGAGCCGGAGCGACTGAAAAGCTTACAGAGGCTCAGAACGAAGTAACCCGCTTAAAGGCTGAAATGGCCAAAGGTGGCGACGCGGAGATCAAGGCACAGCTGGACAAAGCTAAGCAGGACCTTACCGACCTTACAGGCAAGTACGACGCCGACAAATCAGCCTGGGACACTGAGAAAACCCAATGGCAGAAGGACCAAGAAACGGCTAAGATTAATAAGGCTTTTGGTAAAGCTACCGAGGGCTTGACGTTTAAAGCGGCTTATCCTGAGGGCGTACAGAAAACACTTATTAACGCGGCTAAGGCTCAGGTCCTAGCAGAGGCTACTCCTTCGGAAGTGGACGACGTTATGGTATTCCGTGACAAGGACGGCAACATTATGCGCAACCCTGCCAACCGTAACAGCCCTTTCACAGCTGAGGAGCTTATCACTGCAAAACTTACCGACGCTTTAGAGCCAGCTAAGAAGCAAACAGGCACAGGCACCGGAGACGACAAGACCCCTAAAATTGATGTGGTAGACTTGACAGACTTAGCCGGGGCAACTACTCAGCTAGCAGCCGACGAGCTTATCGTGACCCACTTGCTACAGAAAGGCCTTGTAAAAGGTACGGGGGCTTTTGCAGAGGAGCACCAAAAAATCAGATTAGATAATGGAGTGGATAAAATGCCAGTCCGATAAATTTTAAATACTATGAAAAAGTTTCTTTTTTGTTTAGTATCTGTATTAGCGCTGGCACTCTTCGGAGCGCCGGCTCTTTTGGCACAAGGTGCCGAGATGCTAGCTACGCCCATAGCTCAAGAGGCACCGTTTAACATTGTGGACGCTTTCCAGACTTTCGGGTCCTTGGTTCTAGCTATCCCCATTATAGTTGAATTTCTAAAGAAATACTTAACGCAGACAGGCGGACAATTCACAGACCGAGAGAAATGGGTCGTAAAAATTGCGTCTTGGATTACAGGCTTAATTTTAGCGTTTGGAGGCTGGCTGTTGGGCTTGGGGTTCTTAGCGGGCTTAGCTTGGTATTACGTGCTGATGTATGGCGTAGGGGCCTCCCTAGCAGCTAATGGGGTGGCATCTACTAAACTAATTCAAGCTATCTTTGCTATATTCATCAAAAAGCGCTAAGTTTGTAACAGAGTTAAACAACTCCGTGCAAGGGTAACACGCATTTTTCCATTCATAAAATTCTATTATGAGCTTAATTAACACTAGAATCCAGAACATTCGATCTAATTCGAGACTGGATAAGAATGAGCTTAGACCCTCACAGTACGGAGGTCTTAACTTGTTTATGCAACAGTCGGAGGACCCAGCGGGTATCCTTACCGACGAATTGAAAACCAAAGCGGAGAACTCTATCGGGTCAGTTTTGGAAACTCCTGTAATTGACTACGACGGAGGTGTGACCATTGGTAACACTCGAAGCGTGACAATTGCGGATGATGAGAACACCTCCCAAATGTTTACTATCACGTTTACGACTTACAGCTGGGGTTTTACTCAAGTGCCTGTATTGTTCAAAAACAATGAGATCGGAGCGCAAAAAGACTTTGAAAAGAAGTTCTTAAAGTATCTTTATAAGTTTGGTGCGACTGTAGACTCGGCAGCTTTGGCGGCTTTATCTGCGGCTAAGTCTCAGGTATTTACTGACACTTTGAATTATAGCGTGGTTGGTAACGTGTTACAGTCTCCTTGGGGACAGCGCGAGAACATTATCGGCGACCTTAACCCGATTTTTGCAGCTAATGACCACTTTGACGAGATCAATGTAGTTGGTAACGCTGGAGTAGAGTCTTTGGTCCGCAAGTTGGCCCAAAAAAGTCTTTATAACTCAGAGAACAAAACTCTTGAGTATTCGGATAAAATTATGCACTTTTCGTCTCGTATCGCCAACGGTGCTACTGAGTTCGCGAATGCTTATGTCGTTAATGGGGGTTCTGTTGGTATGCTTACACGTTTTGACCGTGAAGCTTTAGCAGGTACTAAAATGGCAGACGGTACAGAGTGGGGTATCGATACCTTACCAGTTTTAAACTTCCCTATTGGGACTTACTACTATGAGTCAAAAGGTGACTTTAATGCTATAGCAGGTGCAGCTTCGGCGGACATGACTGCAGTACGTAAAGAGCATTTCGGCTTCTCTGTAGATGTGGCTTTTGTAACTCCTTACAATTCAGACCCTACTTCAATCGCTAACCCGATTATGAAAGTAGCTTTCTTGAAAGAGACAGCGGCGGACGGCTTCAAAGTACTTGTTACTAATGAGGACGCTGACCCTATCCCAACTAAGGAGCAGCCTTAAGATATTGGTTAGATTTAAGTGAGTAGAGGGGTGGGTGTGGTTACCTGCCCCTTTTTTTAATACCATAAAATTAACAACCATGTACAGAGCAAGCACTTTAAAAACTGGACTATTTGGCCGCTGGGGGTGGAGACAACACCACGACGCTAGCGAGTTCCAACTGGGGGCGCCTCTAGTAGCTTCGGCTAATGGGCAATATTTCCAGGACGTCCACCCGCTCCTCACACTTGACAACATAAAAGCCATAGCTCCAGACTTCGACGGGACCGAAGCCGAGGTAGCAGCCAAGTTCGACGCGTGGCTCACCAACAAGACACAGGCGTCAATCCTTAAGGCTATCCGTAGTTTTTGGGATGAGAAGATGGTAGAGAAAACAGCTGCCAATATCTTAGAGAGCAGGGCACTGTTTAACGGAGCCGGGAGACTGGCGGACACTATCCCGAACAACGGCAAGATAGTAGGCTTTGAGATTATACCTATACGGTCCAAGGGTACGACTGTAAGAATTGACTCTATAGGCTTACAGTTCAACGGTGCCGGATTAGTGGACCTATACCTTTTTCACTCAAGTAGAAAAGAACCTATCCAACACTTACCACTAACCAGAACCCGCGCGGAGGGCATGGAGTGGTTTAATCAGTCGGGCCTATACTTACCTTACATTAGCGAAGATAAGGACGCAGGCGGCAGCTGGTACATGGTTTATGTACAACCAGACGGACCAGGAGGCACGAAAGCAATAAACAGAGAGCTAGACTGGAGCAAGAAGTCTGTAAATGCAGACCTACGCGACCAACCCGCTACGACATTAAGCTGGAGCAGATATCTAGAAGTGCACCCGATGAGTACGGCGCACAACTGGGGAGCAACTCCTGAGCTTTGGGATATAACAGACAACGCGTACACTTACGACGCTAACTACGGCATAAACTTACAGTTTACTGTAGAGTGCGATATTACCGAGGTAATCCTGGAGCAGCAAAATATCTTTGATAATGTTATAGGCTTGCAAGTTGCGGCGGATATGTTGCGAGAGTTCGCATATAATCCTAACTTTAACATTAATAGGGTAGGCGCCAACTTGAGCAAACCTGAGATATTATACGAGATTGACGGAGACAGCCAAGGCACCCGAGACAGCGGACTATCTCATGAGCTAAGGGTAGCACTTGAGGCGGTAAAACTGGACGTCAGTAGCCTAAGCCGCGTATGCTTTCCAAGAAACAACAGAGGTTTAAGATATAGATCAATAGGATAATGGACAAATTAGACGCCTTAATCGCCAAAGTAACAGAGCTACAAGCTTCGATAATCGAGACTATTATAGACGCGATTAGAGAGAATGAAGCTCTTATTTTGGATATGAACACGCAGGACCAACTCTATGAAAAGGGAATTTATAGGGATGGGGAGAAGCTGGACGGATACAGCCCTTTCACAATACACATTAAAAAGCAGAAAGGGCAGCCAACCAACAGAACCACCCTGCGAGATACAGGCGAATTTCACGAATCCTTTTATATTGAGTATACGGGGGATGGCTTCGAGATAAAAGCAAGCGACCCAAAGACCGAAGAACTAAAAGAACACTGGGGCGTCGAGATAATGGGACTGTCTGACGAGAACCTGGACGAGCTTACTAAGGTCTACGTGGCCGACAAGATTAACGAACATTTTAGAAATAGCTTACTATGAAATTAACTAAAACACCTAAACCAGCTAGCCCGCAGTTTTTCGATAAACCTATCGGAGAAATACAGGACCACCTAGCGGCGACCTTCACCTGGTTAGACCACGCGTTCGGTAAGTGCCAGCGCCTTGTTAAGGAAAGAGACAAACGCTCTTACCATTATCCTGCAGCGCATATCTCAAAAGGTAAATATGAGAGCTTACTCCCAGGGCAGCACCTAGGCAACTTTTCTTTCGTAGAGCTGCACGACCCCCAGGAAATAGGGGAATACCAGCGCAGCAATAACAGAGCTACGGCTAAGGTATCGATTATTTTCTGGCTTAATGTTGGTAAGATAGCAGCCTCAGACGACCGCACTACGGAGGTCATAAAGGCCCAAATCTTAAAAGCACTTACTCGCGATCTATTCCTTAAATCTGGCAGCTTAAGCATATCCTCAGTAAGCGAGAGAGCCGAGAACGTTTACAAAGGCTATGATATGAAAGAGGTAGAAAACCAGTTTATTATGCAACCTTTCGCAGGCTTTCGCTTCGAAGGTACGCTCTCACTTATAGAACCTTGCTAAAATGCGAACAATCCAACTAAATAAGAAAAGCGTAGAGATATACGACGCTATCGACGAGCTACCAGTGGACCGCTTCCATAAGTTTAATAAGTGTATGCTTATAGACTCGGGTATCGGCTCCGATTTGAACGACATTAATAGCCACATAGCTAAGGCGCTTAGGTATGTAGACCTAGACCCCAAGAAAGCTAAGGCGACCCTGGAGAACTTAAGACAAAGCCTCTTTTTAGTGGCTGAGGAGCGCAGCGTTAAACATTTGTCTTTTGCTGTGCTGGTCCACAAAATCGACGGTAGGCAAATATTTGATTTTACCGACGAGGGGCTGGTCAAGACGTTAGCCAAGTTAGGCGACGCGCCAACTAATAAACTGGAGCAGGTTCTTGCTTCGGTCAAAAAAAAAAAATCGAGGCAGAGCTAGACCTCTATTTCCCGGGGCAATTTGACAGCGCAGCGGATAAGGAGCAATACGACCAACTAAGACAAAAGGCGCTCTTAGTACTCGGGCAAACGTTGCGAGGAGAGGACAACAAAGAAGCTATTGAGCGCATAGACGACCAAATGCTTATAGGTGCCACTCCTCCCAATTTTACAGGCAAGGGCTCCGTAGAGATCGAATACGAGAAAAGATACCAGGATATGGTCCTTATTCTGCGTAAAGAGCTAGGCCAGGACACGGGGGAAATGAACGTCTTACAGTTTTATACCTCTTTTAACTTTTTAAAGAACAAATCTAAATAATAAAGCTATGGCTAACAACCCACTAAAGTATCGGGATTTTATCGAGCCGGACGACACGCTTAAGGTGCTCCTCCAGAATCTAACCGATATTAAGGCGAAATATGAGGAGCTCTCCGCCAAGATTCAATCAGACGGGGCAGCTATTGAGACAGCACTGAAAAAGAACACCGGAGCCACAACAGAAGGTAAGGAGGCCATAGAGAAGTCTATCCCTAAAGTTGACGAACTGGCCAAAGCCTCCGAGCGACTGGCCAAGGCACAAGGCGAGAACGCTAAGAAAATCGCCCAGGTCAAAGCCGAGCTTAAGAAAGCCAATAACATAACTAAGCTAGAAGTGGCGCAGAATAAAGCGGCGAAAGGGTCCTACGACCAATTAAGTGCGACTTATTCGCTTATGAAGATTAAGCTTAACGCTATGAGCTCAGCCCAACGAGAGGGCACCAAGTCCGGGAGAGCCTACGAGGCGCAGAGCAAGCGTATCTATGAGCAAATGAACAGATTACAGAAAGCAACAGGAAAGCACCAGCTAGGAGTCGCTAGGTACGCCCAGGGGCTAGGTAGTGCTGTCAAGTCCTTAGCTGGAATGTACCTCGGAGTAGCAGGCCTAAGAAAGCTATTTAATAGTTTTACGGACAATGTTATCGGCTTTGAAAAGCAAATGAGCGGCTTAAAAGCCATTTCTGGAGCTACCGGGGACGAGTTCAAAGAGCTACGCGACGACGCTATGGCCTTGGGGGCAGCGACCACCAAAACAGCTATAGAGGTGGGCTCCTTACAAACCGAGTTCGCGAAATTAGGCTTTAGTACTAAGGAGATTCTGGACGCTACTAAGGCGACAATCCTATTATCAGAAGCAACGGGCGAGGACGTGGCTATGGCCGCGCAGGTAGCAGGGGCGACGCTCCGGGGTTTTGGCAAGGACGCCGCAGAGACAGGGCAAGTAGTCGACGTTATGGCTAAATCTTTCACCAGTTCAGCTCTGAACTTGGAGAGATTCGCCGAATCTATGAAATACGTTGCACCAGTAGCCAAAGCCTCCCACGTGTCGCTCGAAATGGTTACGGCCGCAATGTCAGCACTAGCCGACGCAGGTATTCACGGGTCTATGGCCGGAACCGCACTGCGTAGGATTTTAACTGAGTTTGACAAATCGGGCAAGCCTTTCGGAGAGCAGCTGGACGCTCTAGCCGCAAAAGGCCTAACGCTGGCAGATGCCAACGACGAGGTAGGACGTAGAGCTCAAACCGCTTTACTAATCTTGTCGGAAAATACCGATAAAATCAAAGAGCTTACAGAGGCATACGAGAACGCAGGAGGCTCTGCCGAAGAAATGGCAGACATTCAGAGGGACAACTTAGCCGGAGCGCTTAAGCTTGCGGGCAGTGCCTGGGCAGGTCTTATGCTGAGAATTGGGGAGTCTAACGGATTTATGAGAAAATTCATAGACAACTTAACCGAAGTATTAAGCTTAGCCGAGACGGCACCGCAGGCAGCGAGCAGGCTATCCGACCTAGCAGCTAAGAGCTGGGCTGATGCCACAGAGAATACCGCCGAGTATATAGCAGGGCTCGAAAAAGCTAACAAAGCACAAACCCAACTAACTATCGAGGCACTTAACGCGTTTATAGACGCAGGAGGCGGGGCAGATCTGAGTAAGTACTGGGAGACTCAGGTCCAAATCGGTAAGAACCTGAGAGAGGAGCTGGCCAGAGCCAGGACTAAGCTAGAGGCTGAGGAGTTGGCTAAGAGATTCGACCTGGAGAACAAAAGCGTCGAGGAGCTTATGCTTTTGAGCAAGAGTTTATCTTCTTTCAAAACCGGAGAGCGTGCCAAACAGTGGGCTATATTAAAGCCTATCGTAGAGAAGCAACTCAAAGAAATGACCGACTTAGAGAGGGCGGCGGCTGAGAAAGCAGCGGCAGAGGCTCTCCTTAATGTTACCAAAATCCGAGACCTCCAAATCTCTATGATGAACGAGGGCAAGGAAAAGGAGCTGGCTATCCTTGCTAGGTCTTTCGATAAGAAAAAGATTTTATTTGCTAAGTATGGCATGGACCAGGCAGTCCTCGACGAGTGGCTAGTCACCCAGACCAAGAAAATAAATGATAAGTACGCTAAGAAAGAGGCAGACGCAGCGAAGAAAGCCAGAGACAAGAAAGCGCGAGAAGAGAAGAAAGCTGCCGACGCAGCCGCTAAACTTAAGAAAAAAGAGAGCGACGCAGCGGTTAAAGCTATCAACGAACAGAAAGCACTCAGAGACTCTGAGATCGAGCTTGTAAAAGGCACCGAAGCGGAAAAGACTAGACTTACACTCCAAGCAGAAAAAGAACGCTTACAAGCGCTCCTAAAGCTTAGTAAGGCTGGGGGATTAGAACTTTCTAGGGCTCAGATTGATACTATGAAAAACAGCATTAAGGCGCTGGACGGCCAAATGGCTACGGTAGGGGCTAAGGACTACGACCTATACAGTTTAGCGGGCCTTAATTTGTCTGATGAGAAAAAAGAGGCGATAAGCTTGTCTACCCAGTTCGCACTCGAGAACGTTAGCCAATTCCTAGGCGCTAAGATAGCAGCTGCGGACCAATTAGTCGCACTAGCAGAACGAGAGCGCTCCGAGGCGGATAAGAACCTGGACCGAGAGCTGGAGAACCGCAACGCGGGCTATGCTTCTAATGTTATACAGGCACAGAAAGACCTAGCACTGGCCAAGAAAAACCAGGACAAGGCGCTTAAGGAGCAGGAGAAAGCCAAAAAAGCTCAAATCCTTATGGAATCAGGCTTGCAAGCTAGTAGCTTAATCACTGCCTCAGCTAAGATCTGGGGTCAGTTAGGGGTCTGGGCTCCGGCAGCCTTGGCCGTTATGTGGGGGTCTTTTGCTATGTCTAAGATTCAGGCCGTAAAAGCTACCAAAGTGCAGAAGTTCGGCACAGGAGGAACCGGCACCGTAGAGGGCGGGAGCCACGCCTCGGGCAACGACGTACATTTTGGAAACAAGACCGACGGCACAGAGTTAAGGGCCGAAGGTGGCGAGCGTTGGGCTATTTTCAACAAAAAGAGCTCTAGCCGTTACAGAAATATTCTGCCAGGGGTGATTAATTCACTAAATAAGGGTACTTTTGAGAGGCAATACTTGGCAGGATATAACTCTGACGGTTTAAACGTTAGCGTACAAGCACAAGCGCCAAGCCTAGGAGCCTTAGAGGGTGACGTGGCAGCTATCCGCCAACAAGGCGAAAGACGCTTTCATACCAATAGCCAAGGCCAAACGGTAGAAACTTATAAAAACCTAACACGTACTTACTCATGCTAATTACTTACAGATTTTCAATAAATGGCCACTCTGTGGAGCCTGTCTATAAGGACGGGCTCTCTAAGGAGTTCGCCCTGGAGCCGTCCCAGCGGTTCTACAGAGCCACCCTAGACGGGACTCTCAAATTTGAGAACGCAGATTTTGACTGGTTAAAAGCTCAATTTTTCGGGACGGAGTTCAAGCTCCTAATCGAGAAAGGCGTCGGGGGCACTTGGTCCGATTACTGGAGAGGCACGTTCTCCAAAACAGATGGAGACTGGAACGACGACGACCGCACAGTCTCCGTAAAAGTAGACCCTGACGACGAGTACGTCGATATCCTCGCAGGGCTAGAAAATGAATACAACCTTATTAAGTTGGCCCCAGCTCTCACTCCTTTAGCGATTCAAAAGAGGCCGCTACTACAGTACTACCTAGAGGGGGACGACGTCGTGGGGTGCTTCCTTGCAGGTAACTACTGGGAGCAGGGCGCTACTCCGCCAACGGACCCAGCGGACTTAGGGAACCTTTACAAGTTTGGCACCGCCGGGCTATTCTATGAGATAACCCTATCCGGGCCAGACACACCACTTACGGGGGCTTATGTGGGCAATTATGTAGCCGCGACACCTACCGACCTGGTAGGGCCTACAGGGGCTTACCTCCTCAGACCAAACGACCACGGACTCGGGACAGGAGAAACAAAGCTTGACCTGGTAAGAGTGTCCGACGGGGCAGTGTTATACATATCTAACGCCTTTTTTATTGGAGTGGACCAAGACCTTACTTTCTACGAGGAGGGAGGCTCTAGAGAGCTAACGGGATACAGGCGAACTATAAACCACCGAGCTAGAATACTGCTAGATACAGACACCTACGACGGGGACGCCACTTTCGACCTACTCGATAGCGATATGGTCGGAGAGAATAGAAATTATAAAAAAGTAGCCCCTTTCGGGTCTGAGGCGGACGAAAAGCTCCTAGTCATATCTAGCCGCGTGCGCGACGAGCCCACAGAGTACGGGCGTAACGACGAGGGTAAATACTTCATGCCTCCTACGGACGGCCGGAAATACTACCCTGTAGCGCGTAACGCCTGGGGGAATGCTGGCTTTTGGTTAGATTCTGCCCTTTGGGACTGGGGGCTGGAGGACGAGGCTCGAAAGGAGTACACTCTGAAAGAGACCAACCCTATAGAAAGCGTTATATCTGTACTATTGGCCGAAATTGTGCCAGGCGTAACTCACGAGGGCGACGCAGCACACAGCGAATTTTTGTACGGATCCGCTAATCCAGTGGCGGGGCAGGCCTTTAAACTTTTTATGGCCCAAAAGTCTAACGTCTTACAAGGCGAGTTCGACACACCAGCACAGAAAGCGCCTATTAAATTAGGTGAAGTTTTCCGAATGCTGCGCGATGTTTTCCAATGCTATTGGCATATAGACGCAGGAAAGCTTAGAGTAGAACATATAAGTTGGTATAAAAACGGAGGTACGTATGCGTACTCTCCTATATATACTGCGGACTTAACTACTCTGTCCGATGTGCGCAACCGCAAAACGTGGGGCTATGCCGCGAATAAATACACCTACGACAAGGAAGCCCTTGCCGAGAGTATAAAACTTAGCTGGATGGACGAAGTAACCGCAGGCTTTGAGGGGGTGCCTATAAAGATTAAGTCCTCGTTTGTGAAAAAGGACAAAAAGGACGAGATTAACGTCGGGAGTTTTACCTCCGATATAGATTATATGCTTTTGAACCCTTCCGCTATCAGTATGGACGGATTTGCCTTGTTTGGGGCTGTGCTCGACGGGGGAGTTTACAAAACGCCGCTTGTGCCTCTAGAGGTGGACGGCGTGGACGAGCTCCTGCAGAACGGTTTTTTAAGTTGGCCGTACCTCGCGTCTAATTTCTGGACCTCGGACCTACCAAGTAGAACCGCGACCATAAACGGCGTAGAGAGCTACGGGCTGGGCATAAGGAGTACCAAAAAGCAAAAGGTTAAATTCCCAAGCTCGGACGACCCCAACCCCCTACAGCTGATAAAAACCTCTTTAGGGGACGGGCAAATCGAAAAATTAAGTGTAAATTTGTGTAGTAGAATGAACTCCATAACCTTAAAGTATGCTACAGACTAATAATAACTTATCTATTTTGCCGTTCTATACGAGTTTAGAAAAGCAGAACCACCGCAAAGACTACGCTTTCGGCGAGGTCTACCCTCTTGTCACTCCAGACAAGAGGCTTTTACCTTTTCAGATACTCCGAGAGACCAGCGCGAGCGCGACCTGGAACGCGTCCCTTAAAAACTTATACGGGGTTACGGTGGCGGATATAAAAGACACACTACTAGCTACAGGGTTTATTCTTACCCGTTTCGAGTCCGAAGGGTACGACGTCATACAGTACCCAGGCAATCTGCCCCTTACGGTAGACACCCCCGAGGGGCAGTACTACGTCCAACTATCTGACGGCTCGCGCACTTGGTACAGCGAGGTTTTTACCGTGGTGCGCCACGTGGGCGACTTCCTAAAAATAGAATTTTGGGACGAGGAGAGCCTGGACCTAGGAGCTAATAAAGGCCGAGTAAACTACACTGAAAATTTTAGATATAGAGTGTATCTTAAAACGCAGCTAGGCCGACCAGCCTACCCTATAGAGGAGCAAGTCGAGAAACGCGACGGACACACTTTTGTAGAAAAGCAAGTAAGTGAAAAGACTTTTAAATTCACTTTCTTAGCTCCTGAGTTCTTGCTCGATGCTATGCGTCTCATAAGATTGAGCGACCACGTAGAAGTCACCAGTAAAGGGGACACCTACGAGCCTGAGACTTTCCTAATAACTCCGACATGGAAAGACGGGGGTTTTATTGCGTCAGTATCGGCGGAGTTCCAAACCGATACAGTAATTAAGAAAACAGGCAGAGGGCAAGCTCTTGCTGAGGGCGTGGTCTTTAATGATGATTTTAATAATGATTTTCCTTTATAAATAAATAAATAAATAAATACTACTAATTATGTGGACAGATTTGAAAGCCGCCCTAGGAGCGGTAATAAAAACAAACGGGGCCGGGGAGATAACCGGGGACGTGCTTAACCAAGCCCTAGACTCTATAGTTGACAACGTTGGGGCAGACGCCTCTTTTAAGGGGGTGGCTATTCCTAGTACAAACCCAGGAACCCCGGACGGGCCTGTGTTTTACTTAGCCTCCGAGAAAGGGGACTATCCTAATTTTGGAGGGTATGCACACAATGGCAAGGCCACTAAGGTAATCAGCAACGCCTCGGGCTCTTGGGTGGTCTCAGACACAGGCATAGCTACAAAGGAGCTGTCCGACTCCGTGGAGCGAGGGGTGATATCCTCCCGTGAGGCGGGGCTAAAAGAAACGAATATAGTGTATGTCCCTACGCAATCCGAGGATATAAACTACCCATCAAAATTAGGAGGCACTCTCTATTTTAATAAAACTACGGTATCGGGCACACACGATATCATATTCCGTGGGGTTAGAGGGGACGGCACCTATGCCAACCTATCAATATCCTTCCTAGAGGGGCAGTTTGTAGCCTGGGAGAACACTCTGGAGGACTTCGTGGGGTTCCGTATATATTTCGGGTCTGGGTCGACACCTGGGGAAGTGGACTTTAGTATCAAAGGGGTAGACTTTCCAGGCGAGGTGGCAAGAGTCGACGCGGATATCGCCGCGCTACAGTCGCAGGTAAACGAAAACCTCTACGCGAGAGCGGAAGCCTTTGACTCCAGTATATTTACAATACCTGGATTTATGAGACCTGCGGGAACGCTAAGTACCTCTTCAGTCTATTTAAGGTCTGATTATTTAGACGTGAATTTTGCTAAATTATATATCCATACCAAAGTAGCCTCTGTCTCAGTTTCTCCAGCAGTTTTCTTTGACGAAAGCTATACTTACATTTCTGGATACACAGCTGGAGACACTAACGAAGCTGACTTCGAAATAGACGTCCCACTTAACGCAAAATACGTGATATTGTCAATGGTTGAGAACCACTTAGGTATTTTTAGTGCTGAGGCTGACGTGGGGGTATCTTCATTTCTAGGGAAGTCTGAGAAAGTCTATGTTTCCACTACTGGAGATGATGGGAATACAGGGGGAATTTCTTCGCCTTTTTCTACTATCGGAAAAGCTACTAGAGAGGTGTCAGAAAATGGCGAAATTATACTACGTGAAGGAGACTACTCTGGAGAAGAGTTCGATTTAGCAAATATTAATAAGATTAGAGCTAAAACTGGAGAAAGAGTACGCCTAATATATGGCGCTGAGATAAACGCAGCTTCTTTGTCTGGAGGATATACCAGAGTATTCGAGGCGGCATATGCCGGAGCTATTAACTCGGCTTACTTTCTTTGGCAGCACGATATGGAAGACGAAGAAACAGTAATATCGATTGAAGATAGACACCCTCTACACAGAGGACGTAGAACTAGAATGCCTAGTACCAGAGTTTATCCAGCTGCAAGTATTGCAGAAATTGAGTCCACTGTTGATAAATTAATGTGGTTTTTAGATGGTGGAGTTTTATACTTCTCGAAAACTACTGGCTCTGATTTAGCAGTAAACCCTATAAGATTTTCCACAGGACAAACTCTTACAGCAAGTAAAGAAAAGCATATTTCTATGGTAGGTATTGACCTTCTCCATGTAGTGCTAAAAACTGCTAACTTATCTGGGTCTATCAGAGATGTATCAGTCGGAATGGCTAACGCTTCGGGAGTCATAGCTACGGATAAGACTGTGGGTCTAACCCTTGAAAACGTAGAAGTCTTCGGAGGAAACAATGATGGATTTAACGGACATACAACAGACCCAAATACATTAATATACGCCAAACAAACAACTGTAAAGTTTATAAACTGTCACGGTCATGATAATTTTGACGATGGAGAAAGCCACCATGAATACTGTGAGGTATATATGGAGGGAGGACTTTATGAGTTTAACGGCTCAGCATGCACCCCTGCCTCTGGCTGCCACGCTACGTACAATAATGTAATGGCTGCGAATAATGGGGGACACAACTGGAGTAATGCTGACGGGACTGGCTTTTCTGCACAAGGTAGTGCTTTAGATGGTGGGGTAGATACTAATGTCTACTGCTATAGTTGCCTCTCAAAAAACAATGTTATAGGCTTTAGAGGCTTAGATAACTCTAGTAAATTTATAAACTGTATATCTCAGAACAATATAACGCCTTTTGAGAATGGAGAGCAGCTTAATTGTACTACCTTATAGAGACCTCACCTGCTAAACGCGAATCACGTGTTGCCCAGGTTAGACAAAAGAAACTATTGTTTAATTTAATAAATATCACTATGGAAAATCAAAAGCAGAAGACCAGCAAGACGCAGGAAAAGCCAAAAGAAGAGGCGCCAATTATCGACCCTGAGCAGGATGTGCTCGGATAGGGAGCTAAGGCTATTAATCGCAGTGGGGGTCTTTGCGGCTCTCACTGTGGTTTATCTCACCCTAGGGGTGGCAAATAGCGTATTTTGGACAGTCTACGGCTTTGGGCTCAAAGATCTTTTAATTATAGCTCTACTTATGGGGAATCTGCACAAAGAGCAAGCCAGAGCGCTAAGCTTGGCCTCCATAGGGGTATCCTGTTATCTAGTTGTTCCTACTCTCACCCGCCTATCGTGTGCAGTGAAAACAGACTGGGGCTACGAGGCATACAAGGAGCTTATAAACTCTTCTACTTACCCCTCCCTACTTTTGTCCGCGATGCTAGTAATCTCAATAATAATCTACTATGAATACAGAAATGAGCGAAAAACTAGATAAATTGATTATATCAGTCGAGGAACTGAAATTATCAAAGAAAACGGATATAAGGCTAATGCGCGGGTTTATGTTGGCCTGCGGAGGAGTAATGCTATACTTTATCACCTTTATGAATGCTACAGGCAGGGAGTTAGAGGGGATTAAGTCTATATTAGCGACCAAGGACAACATAGTTAAGCTACGGACCGAGCTACGAAACGAGATAGGCGCCTACTTGCCTATGACAGCCTACATTGAAATAGAGAACCAAAGGAGCTACACAGTAGCAGAGCTTTTCTGTATTTTTGGCGAGAAGTACATACATGTAAAGGAGGAGGAGCTGGAGAAGTTCAGAACCTCAGCAATCTTTAAGCTTAATAACCAGACTAAACTAGGCACCACACGGGGCCAAAACTAGCCGACTATGAAGAAAAGAAATAAATACCAATTTGGTAGAACAAGCACGCAGCGCAAAAATGGGGTAAGTCATTACTTACTCCTAGCGTCTGATAGAGCTATGGAGTGCAGCCCTGTAGACTTTGGGGTCCCAGACCACGGAGGCAAGCGCACGGCTCCAGAACAAAAAGGAATTTACAAACTAGGCTACAGCAAAGCGGACGGCTACAGAAGTCTCTCATACCACCAAGTACTCGACGACTTCGGCAGAGGCCAAGCGTTGGACTTGGTGCCTTACATTAAAGGCGTGGGGTATTGCTACGACGCTCCTGGGCGTTTCGGTATTATTGGTATGCTTATGTTAGAAGCTTGGGAAGAGCTCCAAGACGAGGGTCTAATCCCTAAAACTCTTTATTTGCATTGGGGCGGCCTTTGGTCACATAAAGACCCCAAGAAATTAGGCTGGGACATGGCGCACTATGAAATTAGGAACTACCCACAAATAGGGAAATTATAAGTATATTTGTGTACACTAAATATTTTAATTATGAAAATTTTCTGGAATGGCGAAAAGCTCGTAGTCGACGACGAGGCCGGGAAAGTATTAAAACACAGCCCAGGACCGGGGGCTATTAAATGGACTGAGGACGCGGACCTTAATGCTATGGTTTATATCAAAGGACCCGTCGGAGTTGTTCAAGAGGAGATACTCCTATCCGAAGTCAAAGACGGGGCAGGAGCCAACTACACAGACGCGGCAACCTTTGAGGCGAGCATCGTCGATTTTTTCGTTAGCGCCCCTGATCTTGGGGGCTTTAGTGCGGGCGCGTACATCCCCTCCGCCAGTACCGGCGAGGTGGTGCCCGCGGGAGTATTGACTAGAGCCCAGATACCTCTAGCCCTGACGACCTCCCCTCCTCCCGACGGCTTCGACATGTTCGAGACCCTACAAGGTCCGGCGCTGAGGTTCGTAGGTGATGGGTCTGGAAAGACTAGAGTATTTAGCATGGCTATCTCCTCAGGTCTGAAAGCCGACTTTGGTGCCTCGGATAGGGTTGTTTTCTCTGTGTCTAGAAGGCCATACACACAGAGCGCTTGGGATGGGGCGGACCTAATACCGGGGTACGCTGTGTCTCGGAAGCTGCCAAACAAAGACCTCGGAGCGATAGCCCTCAACTCCCCATTTTTTACTTTACAGGAGGGGGATCTTGTGGAGCCCTCTCTTTTGTCTGTTTCAGGGGTGACTCTGTTGGTGGATACCTTTAGCCTGACTATCAAACAGATCGGCTAACAGCAGACAATAAACAAAATAGCCTTAACGGGGGATAGGCTCCCTTTCAATTTTTAAAACTATGTGGCAAAATATAGCACTGCTAGCGATAGGCTTCTCCGGGGGACTACTAGCTGGGTACTCTTTTAAGAAAGGGCCCAAAACAATCAACGCAGAGACATACTACGAGAGTCAAACGCAGGAGATAGATATAGCGCGTATCAAGCAGAAAAAGAGCGACGGCGAGCAATCGGTCGAAATTAAACCAACGTTCTTTAAAAGGCTCCTAAAGGGCAAAAAGAAATAAAAGACTTATTAGTCCGAACATAAACAAAGTAAACAAAAGTAAACAAAGATTGTTTATCTGTGGGCTCCTCAAGATCAGCTAGTTACAGCGAAATAAACAAAGTAAACAAAGATTATATAAAAGACTATATTAGATTAATATGGTATATATGGTAGTAGTTTTATATACCACATATACCAAACGCGATTGTAAGAGGTCTTTTGTTGTTTTTATTGTTTCTTTGTTTATTTGCTCGTAACTGCTTAATATTGAGGTGCTAGCAGGTAAACAATCTTTGTTTATTTTGTTTATTCTTTGTTTATTCTTTGTTTATCCTGGAGAGTGTAAATTTATTTGCTCCGCAGTTGCTTGGTATGCAAGCAGTTACAAAGAGTTATAAAATTAATTTGCAAAAAAGTATAGAATATATTTGCAGGTTTAGAAAATAGCAGTACTTTAGCAGAGCAATAAGGCACAAAACAAACACAGAAACAAGATGACAAAGCGAAACAAAATCAGAGTAGAGCTAGCAGTATTGGCCGTATGGGCTTGCGTAGCTTTTTATCTAATCGTTATAACTTTCTAAGCTATGAAAACTAATTTAATCGATTTTAAGGGCTGGAGCTCTGACGAGATAGCAATATTCCCAGGGCAAACGCTAAAGGCTAACGAGAGAGCCGTCAACTGTATCGCGGTGCTTTTCTTCGACCACGAACAAGGCGACCCAAAGACAGAGACCAACAGCAACGAGGTAACAGGCCAAGAGGGCTACAAGTTTGCAAGGTTCTTCCGTAGAACTCTGCCCGCTAAGCCTATCGAGCAAAAAGGGTCCGCACAAATCGCCGACTTAATCGAAAAATTCAGACTAGAGACCGAAAGCACCCTGGACCCAGAAGCTACCAAAGCACGCCAAGACTCGGAGCTTAAAAAAATAATCTTAAAGCAGGTACACGCTAAGCTCTCGCATAAGACCGAGATATGGGCAGCCCTTAACAGACTGGGAGCTCGCTACTTTTCAGAGTTAGAGCCTTCCGAATATTTCAACTTTTTAGGGTTCTTGGAAAGCCTAGAAAATTAATTTAAAAATAAGTTCTAATATATTTTTTTATCTCGCAGCTAAAAACTATTTTTGTAGCGAATCAAATAACCAAAAGCATTATGAGAAAGATTGACTTACAAAAAATCGTAGACAGCTGCGGGCTCGATACCAAAGAGCTAGCTACAGAGCTATTTCCTACAGCTAAGTTTCCTATCCCAGCGCTTAAGCGTATTCTATCGGGAGAGGCTCAGCTAGACGCTAACCAGATAGCTAGACTATCACACTACACAGGCCTAACCTTAGACCAGATCTTCGGAGCTCCTGCAAAGTGGAAAGGGGCCAAGCAACTATCCGAGGGAAAGCTTAACCTGGAGAGTGGCGAGTATAGAGCAGAGCTGGACTTGAAAACGTGGCTTGTTAAAATTTCACACAAAGAGTCGCTATTCTGTAATGAAATACTTTGCAGCCAAATGGTACCAATGTCAGTATTTATTAACGCTCTAAACGAGCAAGTTTCAAACCATAAAAACCAGTAAACAGATGAACTCATTTAAACTAAAAGCAGACCTAACCGACCCTAAGCACGTGGCAGCAATGGCCGCTTTTTTCAACACTTTGAACGGTGCCGCTGAGGTAGCCGCTCCAGTTTTTAACCAAATGGCCCAGGCAGGGCAGCAAGCGTCCCGAGCAGGCAAAGCACTGGCGGAGGCCGCTATAGAAGCTAAGCCAACCCCAGAGCAGCTTAAGGCTGAGGTAGAAGCAGCTAAGCCGGAGGCAACCACCGAAGCCGTAGAGCCTTGCGAGGCCGATAGATTGCTTTCTTTCTCTGAGCTTAAAGCTAAATTTCCAGCTACGAAAGCCAAATCAAAAGAGGTATTTCTGGAGCGTATCGGCCTAGGCCCTGTCAAAGAGGAGACAACTACCGAGGAGACAACTACCGAGGAGACAACTACCGAGGAGACAACTACCGAGGAGACAACTACCGAGGAGGCAACTACCGACGAGCAGCAAGTGCGTGAACAGGAGCAAACAGAGGCGGAAGCCCCAGCAGGCGAGAAAATCGACGCGGTGCTAGTTAAGAAAACTATGTCCGAGTGTATTAACGTTAAGGATATGGACCTTAAGCAGGAGCGTAAGAAAGCCCTACGTGAGAAGCTTAACGAGTACGGCGCTAAAAACGTTTCAGCGGTCCCAGAGGACAAGTTCGCCGAGTTTGTAACCTTTATGCGTAGCTTGTAAATGGCTGCCGTAAAACACTCCCAGAGGGCCCACGCGCTACTTAGCGCGTCCGGCGCCTCTCGCTGGATGAATTGCACACCCAGCGCACGACTTGAGGAAAGCCTCAACATAGTAGACGAAGGTAGCGACTTCGCTAAGGAGGGCACCCTGGCCCACGAGTTCGGGGATTTAAACCTGCAGCTCTTATCTGGACAGTACGAACCTATCGGGCTAGAGCACTTAGAAAACGAGCTCCTAGAGCAGCGAAAAAGCAAGTTCTACACTGACGAGATGGAGGGCCAGGTGGAGAAATACACCGATTACGTCATGGAGCAGTTCCTGGCAGCTCAACAAAAAGACCCTTTAGCTATCCTATCAATTGAGGAAAAACTAGACATGACGCATTTGATTGAGGACGGCTTCGGCACCGGGGACGCGTGTATTATCGCAGACGGTGAGCTGGAGATTATCGACCTTAAGTATGGCAAGGGTATCAGAGTAGAGGCCGACGACAACCCACAGTTAAAACTTTACGGACTCGGCGCCTTGGATAACTACGACATGGCCTACGACATTGAAACTGTCCGACTTACAATTGTACAGCCTAGACTCGACCACGTGAGCAGCTGGGTAATTCCTGTAGAGAATTTGCAACATTGGGCAGAGACCGAGGTTAAAACTAAGGCGAAACTAGCCTACGCAGGAGAGGGGAAAACTTGCTCCGGCGACTGGTGCAAATGGTGCAAAGCAAAAGCACGCTGTAGAGCACTGGCAGAAAAGAACCTGGAACTAGCTAAACACGCATTTTCAGACCCTGACCTTTTAGAGGACGACGAGCTCCTGGAGGTATTCAAACAGATACCGGGCTTAACCGACTGGGCGAAAGCTGTAGAATCTCATATTAAATCTGAGGCCATAAAGGGCAAAAAGTGGCCAGGATATAAGCTAGTAGAGGGCCGAGCTAATCGCAAGTTTAAGGACCCCCAAATGGCTATGACCACGCTAAGCGCTAAGGGCTATAAGTATCCCGATTTTTCTAATACTAAAATTAAAGGTTTTGGGGACCTGGAGAAATTGCTTACTAAGGCCAAGTTTAACGAGATACTTGGGGAGCAAGTTATCAAACCTAAGGGAGCGCCTACTTTAGTCCCAGAATCGGACAAAAGAGCACCCTACGCGCCTACGTCGGCTAAGGACGATTTCGACGACGAATAAAATTATTTTCAATTATTTTATAAAATTGTTTTGCGGTTTAAAAAACTTGATTACCTTTACACCGTAAGACAAAATAATTACTCACTTTAATAAAAACTAAGAAAGTTATGGCTAAGCAAAGAGACCCACAAGAGATTTTAACAAAAGAAGTAAGATTTTCATATCTTAACATTTGGGAACCTAGAGCAATGAACGAAGGCGACGACGCTAAGTACTCCGTGTCGGTCCTTGTTGACAAAGAGGACAAAGTTACTTTAAAGCGCATAGAGGGCGCTATCAAAGCCTGTGAGGCTGACCTGGCCGCTAAGTGTGGCGGAAAACTGCCTAGGAAGTACAGAACCCCATTAAGAGACGGCGACGAGGAGAAAGAGGACGACGAAGCCTACGAGGGCAAAATGTTCTTAACTGCGTCCTCAAAACGTCAGCCGGGTATCGTTGACGAGGACCGCGACGAGTTTATGGATGAGGAGAAGTTTTATAGCGGGTGCTATGGTCGCGTTGTGTTGCGTTTTTACGCCTACAACAACCAGTCTAAGGGCATCGCTTGCGGTTTGCAGAATATCCAAAAGCTAAGAGACGGCGAGCGTCTAGGAGGCGGCGGTAGAACTGCGGCAGCTGACGACTTTGACGACGAGTAACATACTTGTCAAATAGAATAAAGCGGCTATTTTAGGGGGCCGCTTTATTCTCCTTATTACTCTAAAAATATGGGGGAGTGGCGGAACTGGTAGACGCTGAGAGTATAAGCGCTTATACTCAATAATAAAACACTAGTCTGATAAACTAGAGCATTCCAATAACGGTTAAGGTGCCTGGCTCTTAGAGACGGGATAGTTTAGAAAGTACCGTTGCAGGTTCGAGTCCTGTCTCCCCCACAATTTAAACCTGATTTATCTCGCAATCGTGTTTTTATGTAGGGCTTCGTATCTCGGTTAACCAGACCGACGAAGCCCTTTTTTCACCTTTAAACTAAAATAGTTATGCAAGTAACAGACTTACACACCGATATCGAGACGTATAGCTCGGTTAGCATAAAAGACGCCGGAGCGTATAAGTACTTAGAATCAATCGACTTTGAGATTCTTATGGTAGCTTATTCTTTCGACAAAGTTAACTTTAAGATCGTAGATTTAGCCCAGGGCGAAGATCTGCCCGAAGAGTTCACAAAGGCACTATTAGACCCGACAGTTAGAAAACACGCGCATAACGCAGTATTTGAGCGCCGAGCGTTTGAAGCCTACGGGTACCAGACCCACCCGAGAGATTGGCACTGCTCAGCAATTAAAGCGAGTTACTGCGGTTTCCCTTTGAGCCTGGGAGCTATTTCTGAGGCTATGGGCCTAGGGGACAAAGCGAAGGACAAAGCAGGTAAGGCACTGATACAGTACTTTTGTGTACCTGTCAAGCCTACCAAGACCAACGGGCACCGAACCCGAAACTTCCCACACCACGACCTAGAGAAGTGGGAGCAATTTAAAAACTATTGTATTCAGGACGTTGTGGCGGAGTGCGCTATCGGCGACCGACTGGACCGCTACGAGATTCCAGAGGATGAGCGAACCAACTACATATTAGATCAAGAGATTAACGACCGGGGTATCCTAGTCGACTTAACTATGGCGGCCAACGCTGTAGAGATGGATGGTATAAACTCCGACCTACTTACTAAAGAACTACAAGAACTGACAGGGCTAGACAATCCAAACAGCCCCGCCCAGCTTAAAGCCTGGCTAGGTCGAGCATTGAAAAAAGAAATAAAATCACTCGCTAAAGAACCAGTAAAAGAGCTAATAGCTGAGGCGGCGGCTAATCTAAAAAAAGCAGAGGAGGACGAGACTAGCAAATACTCGCAATATAATTTAGATATAGCCTACGACGTCGTTAGAGTCTTAGATCTTCGCGTCAAAGCTGCGAAAACGTCAGTTAAGAAATATATTAAAATGTTGGAATGTGCTTGCGACGACAATAGAGCCCACGGCTTGCTCCAGTTCTACGGAGCGAGGACCGGACGCTGGGCTGGTCGCTTGGTCCAACTACAGAACCTACCGCAGAACCACCTCGACGACGAGGGAGAGCTGGAGGCAGCTAAGGAGATGGTAGTTAATAACGATTTTGACGGCCTGGGCATGGTTTACGATGATGTAGCCAGCGTCTTATCTCAGCTGATTAGAACGACGTTTATAGCGCCTAAGGGCAAGACCTTTGCCGTAGCTGACTTCTCAGCTATTGAGGCCCGCGTTATTGCGTGGCTTGCTGATGAAAAGTGGAGGCTCGACGTATTTAAAACAACGGGTAAAATATACGAGGCTTCGGCGGCTATGATGTTCGACGTACCTATCGAAGAGGTGACCAAGGGCTCAGACCTTAGAGCTAAGGGGAAAGTGGCGGAGCTTGCTCTGGGCTACCAGGGAGCACTCGGAGCCCTTAAGGCTATGGGCGGCGAAAAGATGGGGCTATCCGATTTTGAAATGGAAAGCATTGTAAAGCGTTGGCGTAAAGCTAGCCCGGCAATTGTTAAACTATGGGCTAATGTTGAGGCCGCAGCTATGCGAGCAGTCCAAACTCGCAAGCCTGTGACTTGTAAAAATAAAGGGCTAGTTTTCCAAATGGAGGGCAAGGCCTTAACTATCCTTTTGCCCTCAGGTAGAAAACTGTTTTACCAAGGTGCCAGAATAGGGACCAATAGATTTGGCCGCGAAAGCATAGAGTATTACGGCACGCATCAAGTAATGAGAAAATGGATGCACCTAGAGACCTACGGCGGAAAGCTAACGGAGAACATTATCCAAGCCATAGCTCGCGACTTGTTGGCTGTATCTATGCAGCGATTAGACGAGGAGGGCTACCCTATTGTTATGCACGTGCACGATGAGGCTATTTGTGAGGTTCTTCTTGAGGACCAGGAGCAGAGCCTAGAAGATATGTGCGAGATAATGGGCCAGACTGTAGACTGGGCGCCAGGTCTGCCTCTAGTTGCTGACGGATACCTTACTCCCTTTTATAAGAAAGACTAAAATTAATTTGCATTATTTGTATAAATTAATTTGCATACTCTAATTTAAGTATTATATTTGAGGCATGAAAGACAAAATAATTGACATAGTAGCAGAGCACTGCGTAGGCTGGAAGAATTGCGAGGCACTGGCTGACAAGCTTTTAGGCTTGCACAAGGCCGCCCTAGCCAAAGAGCTAAGAGAAGAGGGGGACGTAATCGCTAAGGCGAACGCCTCCAGCTGCTCTCTAGGTAAAGCTTTCAACGGCTGCCCGTCGCACAACATAGGGCAGTATGGCTGCCTCACGTGCAGATATTACAAATAGAACAAACTACCCTAAAAATACATAAATGAAATACGACGGCACCCTGGCGGTGGCTTTTGGCCACAGCGCTAAGTCTAAGACTTGGAAGAATGAAAAGATAGAGTGGTCCGAGTTCGCGGAGCGCTTGCTCACCGAGAATAAAACGAAGGAGACCTATAAGCAGTTTATGGCCTCCAACAAAGGCGACCAGTCCAGTATTAAGGACGTAGGCGGCTATGTTGGTGGATACTTAAGACAAGGCCGACGCAAGCCCGAGAACGTGGTGCACCGTCAAATTATGACCTTAGACATTGACTTCGCGCATTTGGAATTTTGGGACGACTTTATAATGCAATTCGATAACGCGGCAGTCCTGCACGGTACCCACAAGCACCACGAGGACACGCCCCGCTATCGTTTAGTTATGCCTCTTAGTAGAGAAGTGACCCCCGACGAGTACGTGGCCATATCTCGACAAGTGGCGGGCCTGTTAGGTATTGAATTGTTTGACGGTACCACTTTCGAGACTAACCGCTTAATGTTTTGGCCGTCTACTCCATCAGATCAGGACTACTACGCAGAGCTACAGGACGGACCTTGGTACGACGCTGACGAGGCGCTGGCCTCTTATCACGACTGGACAGATTCCAGCCTCTGGCCTACTGCCGGGCGTGACTTCGACGAAGTTAAGAGCCTAAGTAAAAAGCAGGAGGACCCGAGAGAGAAGCGCTGGCCTATTGGCCCGTTCTGCCGTACCTACTCGATTAGCGAGGCTATAGAGGCCTTTCTGTCCGACGAATATACGGAAGCATTCGACGAGCGCTACACTTACTTAAAAGGGTCTACAGCTGCCGGAGTAATCACATATGAGGACCTTTTCGCTTTCTCACACCACGGAACCGACCCAATAAGCGGCAAACTTTGCAACGCTTTTGATTTGGTGCGTATTCACAAGTTTGGGCACTTAGACGGCGACAGCGAGAGCAACGCCAAATCGAATAAGAGCTTTCGAGCTATGGAGGAGTTTATCCAAAAAGACGCCAAGACTAAAAAGACCGTAGCATCTGAGACAGTTACCGAGGCTAAATACGCTTTCGTAGACGAGGACGAAGAGGAGGACGAAGAGGCAGCACCTAAGGGGCTGGACCTGGACTGGATGCAAGAAATGGACACCGACCCAAAAGGGAAGTATTTAGCCTCTGCCTCGAATATTAATATTATTCTAGCCAACGACTACCAACTTAAAAACCGATTCAAACAGAATAATTTTGACGGCCAAAGGTACATTTGTAAAAAGGCACCATGGAGAAAAGTCTCTGGAGAGGAGCCTATGAAAAACGTAGACTATGCAGGAGTTAGAAACTATATAGAGAGTATTTACGGGATAGCTGGCAACCTTAAGATAGACGACTCCCTAGCTTTGGAGTTTGAAAAGCAAAGTTTCCACCCAGTTAAGGATTACCTGGAGGCTACAGAGTGGGACGGAGAGGCTAGACTGGACACGGTCCTAATTGACTACCTAGGAGCTGAGGACAATATCTACACACGTGAAGCAATTAGAAAAATGCTTTGTGGAGCCGTAGCGCGTATCCTTAACCCAGGGGTAAAGTTTGACCTAGTGCTCACCTTAGTGGGCAAGCAGGGGACCGGGAAAAGTACAATAATTAAGATCTTGGGCCGCGAGTGGTTTAGCGATACATTTATGGGCGTATCTGGTAAGGAGGCACTGGAGCAAATCCAAGGGGCCTGGCTTATTGAAATGGCCGAGCTTGCTGGATTACGCAAGGCAGAGGTCGAAGCTGTTAAGCATTTCATTACAAAACAAGAGGACACCTTCCGTCCTGCTTATGCTAGAACTGCGGAGACTTATAAGCGTCAATGTGTGTTTTTTGGTACCACTAATAACCCAGCTTTTTTAAGAGACCCCTCAGGGAATAGAAGATTTATGCCTGTAGACATTGACCAACAGCCACGCTCTAAAAGCGTATGGGACGACCTAGAGGCTAACACTGCCCAAATATGGGCCGAGGCTGTGGCGATGTATAAAGGAGGCGAAAAGCTTTATTTAGGCGAAGCGGCCGAAGCAATAGCCCGCACCGAGCAACTTAACCACTCAGAAGCAGACGACCGCCAGGGCGTAGTCGAGAACTACCTAGAGCGCTTACTGCCTAAGAACTGGGCAAAATTGGACCTTTACGAACGCCGCGACTGGTTAGCCAGCGACGAAAAAGGCGCCGAGTTAAGGGTGCACACCTGTGTAGCAGAAGTATGGTGCGAGTGCCTAGGCAAAGAGAAAGAGGACATGAGCCGATACAATACAAGGGATATTAACGAGATTCTTAGAGGCCTCCAAACATGGGACGCAGGCCGAAGCCCTCGAAACTTCCCTCTTTACGGAAAACAAAAGTATTATTCACTTATAAAATAAAAGACTATGGACAATCTTAAGGAGTACCTCGAAATAGAGACACTAAAGGAAATGACCTACACAGAGATTAACACTCTACTTAATAAATTAAATAGCCAAGTCGCGAAGCTTGAGCATAAGGCTATAGCCTACGACGCTCTCGATTTGAAAGTAGCCGAGCTATACTCAGAAGATAGCGAAGCGGACCTTGTCGACGTAGGGGAACTAGTGGCCACAGAATTAGGCTATCTATAATGATTGAATCCGAAAAAACACTAGAGAAAAGACTAGGCGCCGAGGCTAAAAAGATCGGCGGCTGGTCGCTTAAACTGCCAGCTATCCACGTTAGCGGAATACCGGACAGGCTGCTACTCCTCCCAGGTGGGCGGGTAGTCTTTGTCGAGCTAAAGACGACTAAAGAAAAGCCTAGAAAGATTCAGCTAGTAATCCATAGGAAACTAAGGAAGCTAGGTTTTAGAGTTGAGATAATAGATACAACCGCGCAAATAATCGCATTAATTGAAGAGTATGAGCCAGCCAAAACCTAAGAGGGTTTACTGTGTGCAGCGAAATGGCAACACATGGATAACTAGAAACTACACATATCAAGTAGAGCGTGAGGACTCAGAGAACTATTTTATCACTGACGACCTGGACAGAGTTTGGGGATACGACAAAGAACTTTTTAAAATTATAGAATAGCCATGCTAAAAATAAATGTGCCCCAACAGCTAAAGATATCGATACCAGAGCAGTACTTCCAAGAGTCAGGGCAGGAGATAGACTGGGAAGGAGAGGACCTCGACAAGGTGCAAGTAGACCAAGCCGACGAGGTAGGGGCTATACTGGCTTTAGAGGTGAGTATCCACACACTGCGCAGGACTCCCGGCTACTGTGGCAGCCTGTCCGACACTCTGGTCGCGTTACGCAGGAGGTTAATAACTGAATACGAGCAGATTTTTGATAAGTACATAGAGCATCAAGACTTTTACTAGAAAACTTAAATAAAATGAACGAATCTAACCTACACGACTACCAAAAGGAAGCCGTTAACAAAATTATGCTGAGTCCCTATTCCGGGTTGTTCCTGGATATGGGACTCGGATAGCGCCCTGGTAAAACTGTATCAACTTTAACAGCGATTAAGAAATTAATCTGGGAAGAGCTAGAAGTGGACAAGGTCCTCGTAATAGCGCCCAAACGAGTAGCGGAGACAGTCTGGTCGACTGAGTGTGAGAAGTGGGAGCACCTTAACGATTTGCGCGTGGCGAAAGTCATAGGTAACGAGAAGCAACGCAAGGCAGCCCTAGCAGAGAAAGCCGATATCTATATGCTTGGCCGTGATAATGTGGCCTGGCTAATTGGTCAGTACGGGGGCAATATGCTGCCGTTTGATATGCTTGTGATAGATGAGTCTAGTAGCTTTAAGAACCCAAAGAGCCAACGCTTTAAAGCCCTTAAAAAGGCACAGCCTTGTTTTAAGCGCGTCGTTATCTTAACGGGTACGCCAGCGCCTAACGGACTAATAGACTTATGGAGTCAAGTCTACCTATTGGACCGAGGGGAGCGCTTAGGCAAGAATATAACCACCTACCGCCGTGACTTCTTTAGCCCTGGGCAGACTAATGGCTCGATAGTTTATAATTACCGAATCAACAAAGGCAGCGAGGAGCGTATCCACGAGAAAATCGGCGACATTTGTATGTCTATGAAAGCAGAGGACTACCTGGACCTACCCGGTAGAACTAACGTGACTGTGGATATTAAGCTGGAATCTAAGACGCAGAAAATGTACAACGAGTTCGAAAAGGAGCAAGTCCTGGCACTATTAGATAACCAGGAGGAGGGCGAAGAAATTAGCGCGGTTAATGCTGCGGCACTCTCTACCAAATTGCTACAGTTTGCTAACGGTGCCATATATGACGAGGATATGAACGTCCACGAGGTCCACAACTTGAAAATAGACGCGCTTAAGGAAATTATGGAGAACGTACAGGGCCAGCCTGTGCTTTTGGCCTGGACCTTCCGCTCCGATATGTACCGCATAAAGAGACACCTTAAGGAGTACGAGCCTAGAGAGCTAAAGACCGAGCAGGATATCCTCGACTGGAACAATGGCAAGGTTAAACTTATGATGATGCACCCAGCGAGTGGAGGGCACGGATTGAACCTGCAGGCTGGCGGCTGTAATATTGTCTGGTTTGGGCAAAATTGGAGCCTTGAGCTATACCAACAGTTCAACGCTCGACTAGACCGCCAGGGCCAAACTAAGCCAGTAATTATACACCACCTAATAGCGTCCGAGACTATCGACTCCGATGTGCTGAAAGCTTTAGATGGCAAAAGCACTAAACAAGAGGCACTTATGCAGTCTATTAAAGCAAGGGTTAAAAAATATTTGAAATAATTTGCATATTTATTTTGTAGTTTACTTAAAAGCACTACCTTAGCAGAGCGATACGGCACTAAAGCCTCGCTACTAAAAACAAGAAAATGAACAAGCCAAATATTAAAAACCTAGACCTACTAATCAAGACCTACAACGAAATGTATATCGAGACTTTGCGCTACGATATCGACGCGGAGGACGGCGACGCTTACCTTTTCAGTTCTCACGAAGCGCATAGAGTTTATCCGACGTCTGAGTGTTTGGAGGCCTACCTTATCGGAGCTATTAAGAACGGAGTACAGCGCACGCTAGACCCTAACTACTCAGACGGCGGCCTAGAGGCTTCCCCTGAGTATTTGGAGCAAAAAAAAGCGGAGGCAGAGCTTGACGAGTACTTAGAAAGTACTGAGTATACTACCCTAGCCCCTGAGGTGTGCGAGGCTAAAGCTATCAACCAGGAGGCAGTCTCTAAGGAGCAGCTTATAGACCGCCAAAGCTGGACGCTAGACCAGAAGATCGACCACGCTCTCGGAGCTATAGAGCAATTTTATAACTACTACGAGGGCAAGGTGTACATTTCTTTTTCTGGGGGCAAGGACTCCACAGTCTTAAGGCATCTAGTCCGCAGGCTCTACCCGGACGCCGCTTGCGTGTTTTGTGATACGGGGCTAGAGTTCCCGGAGGTTAAGGAGTTTGTTAAGTCCTGCGAGGGGGCTACCTGGATAAAGCCCAAATTTACCTTTAAGGAGGTAGTGGACAAATACGGATACCCTATGATATCAAAGGAGACCTCCGAGAAGCTACGCAAGTACAAAACGCAGAACCTCTCCGACAGATACAGGGGTATTTTGCTGAACGGTAGCGAGAAAGGCACGGCCGGAATGATTCCGAAAAAGTGGCAATTTTTGATAAAAGAGGATATTAAGATTAGCGGCCAATGTTGCGACAAGCTAAAGAAAGACCCTTTTAAGGTTTTCGAGAAAGCTACAGGCCTAAAGCCTATTATCGGGACTATGGCAAAGGACAGCCTACTTAGAGCCCGCACGTATAAGAAAACAGGTTGTAACAGCTTCGACAGCAAGAGGCCCAAGTCTACCCCCCTAGGGATTTGGACAGAGGCGGACATCTGGGAATACATTAAACGTTTTAAGGTGCCCTATTCGAAAATCTACGACATGGGCTACGACCGTACAGGCTGCGTATTCTGTATGTTTGGGGCGCACCTGGAGAAAGAGGCTAACCGCTTCCAGCTTATGGCAGGCACACACCCGAAACTACACAACTACTGTATCAATAAGCTAGGGCTTGCGGAGCCGTTGAAGTTAATGGGGGTAGAATATGAGTAAGCTACCACCCCCACCGGAGCGGATAGGGATATCCGCTCTAGACCGCGAGAAGGCACTTACCAAGATGCTGCGCGACGACCTGGCCTACGAGGCTGGGATGCGCCAACGATACCAAGCCTTAAGCGTGAAACTTAAGGAGCACCTGGGCGAGGCCCGACGCCTTAGCCGTATTAAATCACAGGAAATTAAAAGACTGAAAAATGAAAAGATCTGAATTAGTAAAACGAGTAAAAGGCATACGTAAAGAGCTAGCCGCTACCGAGACAGCCTACGCCAAAAAGGACGCTGAAAAGCAAGCTCACGCGGAAATAGTAGAGCTCATACTTCCTAAAATACAGGGGAAGGGCCCCGAGATAAAAGGCAACAGATTAGCCACCCGCAGAACTTTGGAGCGCATGGGCTCCCGAAACATAAGCGCCCTAGACCGAAGACATTACCCCGAGTTCTTAACCTTTGTAAACTCTTTGTAAGGTGGACAACTGTAACAAATGCGGCAAAATAGCCGAGTACAGCGACAAGAGCGGGCCTATCTGCTACTCATGCATAAAGATAAAAGAGGAGGCGCTTATCCACCCAATTATCGCGGAGGTAGTCGAGCACTCGGGCGTTAGCTTCCAGCTGCTGGTTAGCCCCTCTAGACGCCAGGAGGTAGTCGAAGCTCGTAGTTATGCTATGTACCGCTTAAGAAGAGATACGGACTACACTATGGACCGCATAGGCAAGATATTTTATAAGGACCACTCTACGGTCTCCCACGCAGTAAAAACAACTAGAATATTATTAGAAACGGACCAGCTAGCCTGGGCCAAAAACTTAGACTAATGAAAATTTTCAAAACTAGAGAAGTAAAGACCCCAGAGGTCAAAGGAAACGGGATTAACTTTTTTATCCCTTACACGCACCCGGGTAAGACCTACCTAGCACCTGGACAAAGTGAGCGCATCCCTAGCGGCCTGCACTACAGAGTCCCAGCTGGCACCGCCTTAGTATCAGTAAGCACTATCTCAGAGGTAGAGGACTGCCCTAAGCTTAAAGTCGAGTTTTACCACGTGGTAGGCGACCCAAACGCGGAGGTAGTTTTCCACGTAACCAACATAGGCGACGAGGTAGAAGTGCTTAAACCTGGGCAGTACATAGCCCGCGCCATTGTGACGCCAATAGTCGAGCCTAAGGTAGAAATTACCGAGGAGCTGGACGAGTTCCTTAGCGGGCCTAAAAAGGACCCGGAGCTGGACTTTAACCCGGATTGTGGGACTTGTCCCCACGCTCACAACCACGAGCCTATCCAGTCAAAAACTTGTATTGATTGTATGAATAACAAAAACGTTTAAATCTTATGAAACTAATTAGACCAAGTTACCAGATCTTAACCCCGCTAAACCGAGACGCTATACTCGGAGCTATCGAGCGAGCGGGCAGAACTTGCTACAAGAGCGAGGAGAACATAACAGAGCAATCGGCGCCTAAGTTTGTCGAAATGATTACAGGCCGCGGCCATATGTCCGTTATAGAACACCAAAGTTTTAGCGTGCTGTTTGTTTGCGACAGAGGAGTAAGCCACGAGCTAGTCCGCCACCGTCTGGCAAGTTTTAGCCAGGAGTCGACGCGCTACTGTAATTATTCTAAGGATAAGTTCGACAACCAGCTTACTTTTATTATCCCGCCTTGGGTGCCCGTTGAGCCTGGAGAGGGCAGTCCTTCCAATTTTGGGCTAACTACTCCCGGCGGCGTATGGTGGTTAAATGCTATGCAAAACGCAGAGGAGATTTATAATGGACTAATCGCTCCCGATAGTGGCTGGAGAGCTGAGCAAGCCCGTTCTATCCTGCCTAACTCGCTTAAGACTGAGATAGTAGTCACGGCCAACTTAAGAGAGTGGGCGGAGATATTCCGACAGCGCACGGCTCCGGCAGCTCACCCACAAATGCGAGAATTAATGTGCCCACTACAGGCGGAGCTCCAGGACGTACTCCCTGAGATATTCGGCGACAGACAGATAGGAGGCGCAGATGAGTAGCCCAGAACAAAAGAAAGACGTCCGTAGCCACAACGTAGGGGACTCGGACTACGCAAAGCATAAGATACAACCCTGGGATATTTGGGAGGAGTACAGCCTCAATCCTTGGGACGCGGATATCGTTAAGCGGGTCCTAAGGGAGAAAGCCAGCCAAAGCAGGCGCCTAGACTACGAGAAGATTATCCACATTTGCCAGGAGCGTATCCGGCAAATAGATAGTAAATAATTTTACACACTAATAAACTATAGGCTAGCTCTTTAAAAGGTTAGCCTATATTTTTTTTAATCTTTTTTGCAGATTTATTTTGAGGTTCAAATAAAAGCAGTACCTTAGCAGAGCGATACGGCACTAAAGCCTCGCTACTAAAAACAAAACTATGAACTTCACACCTAACGGAACTAAGGAGGGTATAAAACTGGGAATACTTCACAGTGTAGATGGGTACTGGGTAAGTAATGAGGGTACTAAGATCAAGCCAAGTTTTCACGTATGGATACCTGGAACAACTCACGCCACCTGTGACTCCGCATACGAGGACATCACGCTGGCCGTTTGTCGCTGCAACTTCTTAGCTAGGAACAAATCCAAAATTAGAAAGCTATGAAAACCGAATTTTGCCCCGACTGCGTGGAGCCTATGCAACCTTATAAGAAAAAGCTAGGCTACCGCACCAACTGGAACCGCTGCCCTAAGTGTGGGCTGGTTAAGGGCCCAGACGCTAGCAGACCGACTCCTGATAATTGCGAAGAACGAAATAACTTAAATATCGACCGTCACTACGACGGCGAATAAAACCGAAAGCTATATGAAAACAAAGAAAATCCAAAAGGAGCTTACTAAGCGCACCTTTGCAAACCTAGACGGCATCTACAAGGCAGCTCAGAACACTTGTAAGAGCTGGGGCGTTGAAGACTTGCCACTAATCACTTTAAAGCAGACAGTCGCTAAGGCGAAGCTTAAGACTAACACCGAGGTAGCAGCTGTCAACGAGTACAACGTCGTTTATAATAAGGTCCTGGACTCTATGGTCGAGACTCTGGAGCAGGGGGCCAAGGCTAACAAGCTTACAGCGGTGCCCTTGCCAAGACTTAAGGGCGTTATAGATATCATAAAAGTTAACATTAAGGCGGGAGCCAAATAAACCGAAACTATGAACTTATTAGAATTTCCAGAAGTAAACTGCCGAGTAGGCGAGAATCAAGAGGAGTATATTACTATCCCTGCCTGCATGGACGACAGAGACC